GTACTCTATGCGGCACAGGCTGATGTAACGCCCAGCGCTGCTACAGCAAGCTTCACTACAGGTACGTTAGACTATGAAGCCTTAGCACACATTACCCCTACAGGCGCTGTAGCTACAGGTGAAGCAGATCAGTTTGGTGATGTAGATGCTAAGGCTAACATTACCACTACAGGTACAATAAGTAACACCTCTGTGAATGACTTTGCTGATGTGTTTGGTAAGGCAAACGTAGTACCTTCTGCAGTATCTGCTTTCCTTACTATTTATATCGGTGACTTCGCTGATGAGGACGCACAGGCTAGAGCGTTTATACCTCCTGCTGTATCTGTAACAAATGTAACAAGTGTTGACTTTGATGCAGAATCTAATATAACTACAGGTAGTGTTATTGCTTCTGTAAGTGCTGATACTATTGAGTATGATGCACAGGCTACTTTTGCATTATCTGGTGTTCTAGCTAATCTGTATCGCAACTTAGATGACCCTGTAGCGGTGAGATTCCCGTACCAAGACTTTGCAGATGACTACAACACAAATAGAACGCTCTTTGTTTCTGCATACGAGGGTAGCGCTACAGTACATATAGCAGAAGAAGATTACACAGTTTACATACAAGAACAACAAGGTAGCAATACAGTTCATATTGCAGCGTAAGGATTAGTTATGTCATATAAGTGGCCCGATAAAGATAAAGATGAGATCGTAGACTACAGTGTTGACTGGTCACGCTTCTTAAATGATGACACACTGGCTGCTGCTGTATGGTATGCCAAGGATGCAGATGGTGTTAAGACACAGTTTAGTGACGCTACTGTAATCAACGGCTTACAGTTTGTTACAGGTACACTGTCTGGTAAGGTTTCTACTGCACGGTTTTCTTTAGGCACTAATAACATTAGATACACTATTATCTGTAGCATTACGACAGGCTCTGGGCTACAATATGAGCGTAGTATCTTTCTGCGTGTCAAGGAGAAGTAAGAATGGCATACGATTACATTAGCCTAGTTAACGATATTAACCGCCGCCTTAACGAGGTAGAGCTTACGAGTGCCAACTTCCCTACCGCTACTGGGTACTACAGCTTTGCTAAGGATGCCGTTAACGCTGCCATTCGTCACGTCAATCAGGAAGAGTTTGAGTGGCCGTGGAACCACGTAGAAGAAACAGAAGTCTTGGCTGTAGGCGAAGTGCGCTATAGTATGCCTTACGACAGTAAGACTATTAACATGAATACCTTTCGTATTAAGCGAGATGCAGATCTTAATGTAGAAACAGTCAAACTAAAAGTTCTTACTTATGAAGAATGGCTTGACAAGTTTGCTGATTATGAGTATAACTCTGAAGCAAGTACTAGAGGTGTACCACAGTATGTAGTACGTACTCCTAGTAGAGAGCTTATCTTTTCTCCGCCACCTGATAAAGAGTATGAAGTAGTATATGAGTATTTCCGTACAGGCTATGATCTAGAGTCTCCCACAGATGTACCTACACTACCTGAGCAGTACCGTTATACTATTGTTGATGGTGCTATGTACTACGTCTACCAGTTTCGTGGTGACATGCAGGCAGCACAATTAGCACTACAAAAGTTTGAGCAAGGCATTAAACAATTACGTAGCTTACATATTAATCGCACTGAATACCTGCGAGACACGAGAGTATATTACTAATGGCTACACAGTGGCAGACATTCCCTATTGAGTTTAGAGGTGGTCTCATCTCTAACCTTAGCCCTCTACAACAGGGTAGTAATGCTGTGGGTTCTGCTACTATCTTGCAGAACTTTGAGTCTAGCAAAGAGGGTGGCTACTCTAAGATCAAAGGCTTTGAGAAGTTTAGCACTACAGCTGTACCTGGGTCTGGCGCTATCCTAGCTCTGAAAGTGATAAGCTCTGGGCGTATTATTGTAGCTAGACAGAACGGTTCTAACGTAACAGAGTACTACTACGGCACAGGTACTACGTGGACATCCATGGGTGCAAGACCTTTGCTTGGTGGTAAGGCTAAGCATGTTCTATACAACCTAGACGGTGACGATAAAGTTATCTTTGTAGATAGTAATAACTACCCTGCTACGTACAACACATCAGGCAATACTCTCACAGCTATTACAGGCAGCACAGACGTACTAGGTGCAGAGAATGTAGCAGTGTTTAAGGATACAGCATTCTACGCTAAGGGTAACAACCTATACTTTACTGCACCCTTTACTGTAGATGACTTTAGTGCAGCCAATGGCGCTGGATCTATCAACGTAGCTAATGAGATAACAGGTCTAGCTGTCTTCCGTGACCAGCTTATAGTCTTTACTACTGACAGCATTAAACGCATAACAGGTAACACCGCAGCAGACTTTCAGGTATCACCTATTACAGACCGTATTGGCTGTGTTAATGGTGACACTATTCAGGAAGTTGGTGGTGACATTATGTACCTTGCTCCTGATGGTATCCGCTTGCTGAGTGCTACGGATCGTATTGGTGACTTTGGTTTGGATATTGCTTCTGATCCTATAGCTAAGGATGCTACCACGTTCCTTGGCAGTACGCCTAGCTTCTGTTCTGTACTTATGAGAGAGAAAGCTCAGTATCGTATCTTTGCTTACATTGAGTCAGAACAACATGAAGCAGCTAAAGGCTTAATCGCTACTAAGTTTGTGTCACAGGGTGCATCTGGTATTAGCTGGTCTACTACGTATGGTATAAAAGCTTTTGTAGCAGACAGTAGATACACAGATACAGCTGAGACTATTGCTTTTGCTAATACAGATGGCTATGTGTATGAGTTAGATACAGGGTCAAGCTTTGATGGGCTACCTATTGAGGCTATCTACGAGTCACCATATATGCCTCTGTCTGATCCGCAGATGCGTAAGTCATTCTACAAGATGACATTGTATGCAGAACCTACTGGCAGTATGTCTCTAGATCTTAACATTAAGTATGACTTCGGTTCATCTACAAACACAGGTGTTATACAACCCGCTACACAGAGCGTAGAAAGTACGGGTACATCTGTATTCATATTTGGTGACTCTAACTCTGTGTTTAACACCTCGACATACGGCGGTGAGTTAGACAAGATCTACAACACAAATATTATTGGCTCAGGTAAGACTATAGCCCTTCGTATTGAAGACAATTCTACAAACCCTACATTCACTCTAGACACAGCCCTGCTAGAGTTTAGACAGAACGATAGACAGTAAGGACTAAAACATGGCAGGTTATACACGTCAGGATACAGCAAACAACATTGCTAACGGTAACGTTATTGATGCGGATGACTTTGATGCTGAGTACAATGCCATTGAGGCAGGGTTTAACGCATCTACTGGTCACGCTCATGACGGTACTGCAGGTGAAGGTGCGCCTATCACTAAGGTAGGCCCAGCGCAAGACCTTATTGTTTCAGGTACAGCCCTTACGCCTAAGACTACTAACACTCTGGACTTAGGTACAGCCGCTGTACAATATAAGAATGCTTGGTTTGATGGTACTGTAGACACAGATGCTTTAACTGTATCAGCTAATGCTACAGTAGGTGGTACTCTTGGTGTTACAGGTATTATAACAGCTACAGGTGGTGTCACTGGTAATGTAACTGGTAATGTAACAGGTAACGTCACGGGTAACGTAACAGGTACAGTATCTGACGTATCTAACCATGACACAGATGACATCAGTGAAGGCTCAACTAACCAGTACTTTACTACTGCTCGTGCTAGATCTTCTGTGTCAGCTACGGGTAGCCTTAGCTACAACTCAGGTACAGGCGTTATTAGTTTTACACAAGGTAATACAGACACTGTAGCAGAAGGCTCAACTAACCTATACTACACAGATGCACGTGCTACTGCAGCTGCTAAGGCTGCTATTAGTGTCACTGACGCTGGTGGTGACGGTAGCTTAACATACTCTGCTGGTGCTATTACATACACTGGCCCTAGTGCAGCTGAAGCACGTGCTCACTTTAGTGGCGGTACAGGCGTAAGCATTACAGATGGTGTTGTAGCTATAGGTCAGGATGTAGGTACTACATCTAATGTTACGTTTAACGACACTGTAGTTAATGGCAACCTAACAGTAAACGGCACTACTACCACCGTAAACACTGAGACACTCAACCTTGCAGATAACCAGATTGTTCTCAACTCTAATGAGACAGGCACACCTACACAGAATGGTGGCATTGAGATTGAGCGCGGTACAGCTACTAACAAAACACTTGTGTGGAACGAAGCAGACGACAAGTGGACTGTAGGCAGTGAGACATTTGTAGCTGGTACATTTGAGGGTGCTTTAACTGGCAATACAAGCGGTACGCATACGGGTAACGTAACCGGTGATGTAACGGGAAATGCAGATACGGCAACAGCGCTAGAGACATCTAGAACTATCTCTCTTACAGGTGATGTATCAGGTAGCGTGTCGTTTAACGGTACTGCTAATGCAACTATTACAGCTACTGTTGCAGATGACAGCCACAATCACGTACTGTCAAACATAGATGGTATTACTGTTTCTGAAACAGAGATAAACAGACTAGACGGTGTTACATCCAATGTTCAAACACAGATCACAGACCTATCATCCCTTATAAGCCAAGGCATTCCTTCAGGTGCATTACAGGCATTTGCTATGAGTGTTGCACCTACAGGCTGGCTTAAGTCGGATGGATCAGCTGTATCACGTACAACTTATGCAGATCTGTTTACGGCTATAGGTACAACTTTTGGTTCAGGGGATGGTTCTACTACTTTTAACCTACCCGATTTACGGGGTGAGTTTGTCCGTGGCTGGGATGATGGTAGGGGCGTAGATACTGGTCGTGGGTTTGGTACTAGCCAGACAGACGAGTTTAAATCTCACACTCACACCGGCACTAACCCCGGAGGCACAACTTGGTTGGCTAGATACGCAGAGTACGGGGGAAATTGGCCCACTGAAAAAGTGGGTAATACTAGAACTGGCTCCACAGATGCCACTGGTGGGACAGAGACACGCCCACGAAACATAGCGTTACTTTACTGTATCAAGACTTAGGTAATACTAATATGGCACCTATATCCTTGACACCAGAAGAGCTAGAAGCTATGCTAGACAGGGCTGCAAGACGTGGAGCTAAGCAGGCTTTATCCGCTATAGGCTTGCACGATGACAGTGCAGCCAAAGACATCAACGAAATGCGAGACCTATTAGATGTGTGGCGTGATACACGTAAAGGTATCTGGACTACATTTGTAAAGGTAACAACAATCGCAATTATAACATTCATAGCTGGTGCAGTATGGATGCAGTTAGGGAATAAGTAATTATGGCTAAGAAGTTTGCAGGGTTTAAACAGGAAGCAATGGAGAAGAAGATTCTCCCTGCTCTAGGCTACACTGGACCTATGGATCAGAAGTCAGTTAACGCATTTCTTGCATCAAACCCTGGTGCTGCTGCTAAGATGGGGCGCTATACTCTTGCTGCACGTCAACGCATTGAGGGCGTTAAGGGTATGGCTTATGGTGGCATGGCTACTAAGAAAGGCTATGCAGTAGGCGGTAGTGTGCCCTACCCCCTTCAGGATGCTGCTGCATCTGGTTCTGATACAGTTGCGAAGGGTGCTCTGATTACAGAAAACAAATCGCAATTGGGTGGCATCCCTATGGATCCAGCGCAATTTGACATTGATCCAGCGCAATTTGAACTCCCTATGTCTGACACATACAAAGTTCAAGATACTGGCACATCCCAATTAACCCGTAGTGATCAGCCTTTTCCTCTTCCTCAGATAAGACCTAAACCCCTAACAGACTACGATACTTCTACAGCAGATGTAATTGCTAAGCGTAACGCTCTTAGTGCAGCGCAGCAAGCAGCCGCACAAAACCCTGAAGATGAAGCTCTTAAGAAGGCTATGGAAGATGCACAAATAGAGCTTACACGCTCACAAGCTGCAGAATCACAGGCTCGTGCTAACCTAGCTGAACTCACTAGGGGTGATGCTAAAACTGCAGAAGCTTTGCTAGATCCTGGTGCTATGGTTAAGACTGCAGATGTTGAGACAGTTACAGCTGCAGAGAAAGCAGCAGGTACTATTGCTACTGATGCCGGTGACGCTGGTACAGCCACTACAGCTACAGGTACTACAGCTACAGCAGCGGATGCAGTAACTGGCCCAGCAGACATGACAGCTGCTACCTTTGATGCTACTGCTGTGTCAGATGATGTTAAGTCTACCTTAGATAAGATTAGCGCAGCCACAGGTAAGCCTAGTGATGAAGCATTAGCAGAAGCTGCCACTATGAAGCCAGGTGATCTTGCAGCACTGGGCCTTACCGTAGAACAAATTGCGGAGGCCCGTAAGGTTGTAGCACCTGCACCTCGTAAGGTTGAAGCAGGAGAGATGATTGAAGGCTCTACTGTCGACATGGAACGTGTCAAGAAAGAGACTAACTTTGAAGCTGCTACAGGCGCTCCTTCTACAGATGCTACAGTACAGGGTCAGCTTACAGGTTTGATGATGCAGTTTGAGGGTAGTGAACCTCCTGCATGGGCTGCTGGTGCTATGAGGGCTGCAGCTGCACAGATGGCTGCACGTGGGTTGTCTGCTTCTTCTATGGCTGGTCAGGCTGCTATTCAAGCTGCTATGGAATCAGCAATGCCTATCGCTGTACAGGATGCACAGACATCTGCTACATTTGAGTTAGAGAACCTTAGCAATAAGCAACAGGCTGCTATGTTTGCTGCTGAGAAACGTGCTGAGTTTCTTAACCTAGAGTTCACGCAGGAGTTCCAAACTCGTGTTAGTAACGCTGCGAAGATCAGTGATATTGCTAACATGAACTTCACTGCTGATGTACAGATTGCACTTGAGAATGCTCAGATGGCGCAGACTGTAGACATCACGAACCTTAACGCTAAGAATGCTAAGATTATGGCTGATGCAGCCGCTATGTCACAGATGGATATGGCTAATCTTAACAATCGCCAGCAGGCAGCTGTACAGGCAGCTAACGCATTCCTCAATATGGATATGAAGAACCTCGACAATGAGCAACAGACATCTGTAATGAAAGCTCAAGAGATGGTTAATGCCATGCTGTCTGACCAAGCTGCAGAGAACGCCGCTAAACAGTTTAACGCTACAAGTGAGAACCAGACAAACCAGTTCTTTGAGACACTATCTGCACAGATCTCTCGCTTCAATGCAGAGCAGAGTAATGCTATGTCAAGGTTCAACACAGGCGAAACTAACGCACTGTCTCAGTTTAATACTGCACAGAAGAATGCACGTGAACAGTTTAATGCACAGAACCATCTTGTAATTGCACAGGCTAACGCACAGTGGTTTCAGAACATCACAACTACAGACAATGCTGCACAGAACCAAGCAAACCGTGACTCTGTACTAGCTGCTAACAATCTAACAATGACAGCATACAACAACATCGTACAACGAGAACGAGACTTGCTTGCATGGGCATGGCAGTCAGCAGAGAATCAGGCAGACAGAGATGGTAGCGTCACTATTGCTAAGATTAATGCAGAAGCAGCTGATAGTGGTGATGATACTGACAGTTTTAGTGTTGCATCCGGTAAGTTCCTTACAAGACTCGCTGTTAACGCAGCCGATAAGTTCTTCAATAAGAAATAGGTTTCTAATTATGGCATCATATAACACATCAGGCGTTACCTCCTATACAGACACTTCCAGTATAGCAGGTATTTCAGCTGCATCAGGTCAGAACTATGGTAGCAGTAGCTCTGGTAGCAGTAGCTCTGGTTTAATGTCCTCATCTTCTAGTAGAGGGCGCAACAGAGATGCGGATATGTATGCTGGTTCAAAGTATGCCCCTACAAGTAACGCAGGTACAGCTAAGGCGAAGCAGCGTTTCACTGCTCATGCCACATCATCAGATGACAATAACAACTACACACCTTCTGCCCTAGCGCCCAAGTTTGAAGCTGCAGGGGCTACTCTCCCACCAGCTACAGACCCACGGGATCGTTTTAGAAATACCGTGGCATCGTCCTTGTATGACAGTGACATATTCAAGCCTTACGTGCCAGACCCTACAGAAGAGATTGAAAGCTACTTAGCTAATACTGCTGTTGAAGATGCACTAAAAGATGCGCTGGGTATAGATGACACTGCACGTCAAATGTATCAAGGCATACCAACACAGGAAGAACCAGAGCCAAACATTGATATGTCTGTACTTCAGGGTGCTCTACAACCGGAGCCTAGCACTGTAGAGGGACTGCCTGATACTGCAGGGCTTAGGACACGCCCTAAAGCTAGACCAGAAGGGTTAGGCGCACCTATTGTTAGAAGCTACAGAGATCCGGTTAAAGTAGCTGTAACAACAGATAAAACAGCATCCAACATAAAAGCTATACAGCAAGCTCTAACAGATATGGGATATAAACCTAATG